GTGGGTTGCCGATATTATTGTAGGCAGGTGGACCCTAGATCAGACCGCAGTAAAGATATTTAGGGCTGTACAGGACTATAGGCCCGTAGCTGTGGGAATAGAAAAAGGTATAGCCAGGCAGGCAGTAATGTCTCCGCTATCTGATTTAATGGCTAAATACTCACGGTTTTTCAGGGTAGAAGAGCTAACACACGGTAATCGGAAGAAAGTAGATCGTGTGATGTGGGCGTTACAAGGAAGGTTTGAAAACGGCCTAATATCGTTGAATAAGGGCGATTGGAACTACCAATTCATGGATGAGCTATTTCAGTTCCCAGATGTGCTAACGCATGACGATATGGTGGATGCCCTAGCATATATAGACCAACTTGCCAAGGTAGCGTATTCTA